CTTCAATTTGCTTCTTGATTTCAGCAATTTCATCATCTGTTTGATTGAGAATGTTCTTGCGAGCCCATTCAATCGAGAAGTATTTGCCAATGTATGGATCTGCCAATTGTAGAACCGTGATACGATTTTGAATAAGTTCTGCCTTCTTCAACTCATCGAAGTTGTTATCCGTGATGAAATCGTAATAGATGTTTTCCTTGAAATCATCCCATTCATCAACTGTGCAAATGCCTTTTAGCGACAATTGAACACGAAGTGCTTCGTCAAATAATGTGGAAAACTTGTTACGAAGTCTAAACACAAACTTTGAGAACTTCAATTCATCTCTGGTAATTTCTGATGTACGACCAATTGAGAAGCCTTGCTGCATCTCAAGACGAGAAATAGGAATGCTCAATGACTTGTATAGTTTGCGTTCAAAGTACTTGACATCTTCCATTTCACCAAGATTCTGTCCACCTGGAAGAGTTTGGATCTCGGTACCTTTGCCACCTTCACGACGCGGTAGCCAAAAGTCTTCAAGCATTGATAGATGCTTGCGATCATCTCTAATTTCACCTGTGCTTGAATCATACACAAGTTTGTTACGATACTTGACCATCAAGTCACGAAGATATTGCTCAGCCTTGACTTTTGGTAGATTACCAACGTCGATGTAGAATACACGACGTTCTGGTGCTCTTGATAGACGATAGATAACCGTTGCGTCTTCAACCATACGAAGCTGATTCAATGGCTTGATGGCTTTGTGCAAGTATGATAGAACCATTGCACGACGAGAATCCATCAATCCAGAATTTACATTGATGATTGAATCTGGAGCAATTCTCATACCTAGGTTTGAGTGTGCGCCAATAATACCACGTTCATTGTAGAGATAATACTCTCTTACGGTTCTAATGATATCTGCCGCAGTTGCTGAATCTTTTGTCTTTTGAATCTCACGCACTTTACGAATGCGTCTTGGATCAATATAGCGAAGTTCCTTGATACCATCTCTTGGTCTAGATTCATCAATGATTACATGATAGAACATTCTTCCGTCAATATACCAACGACGAAAGAGTTCCGAACCCATGTTACCAAAGTTCAACATCTTGAGAATAGTTGCAAATTCTTCACGAATCTTTTTCTTGATTGAATCTGGTTGCTTGAGATCATCAAGATTGATTGTTAGTGGTTGGGTGTGTCCTTGCATGACAATGGCTTCATTGACGATATCGTCAATTGCAGTCTCCAGTTCGGGCTGCATTGCCATTTCACGATAACGTGTAATGAGTTCTATTTCGTTACGAACAACACCTTCCAAATCGACATAGGTGCCAAAGTACGCTCCTGTTTGAAGCGTAACGGCACCGTCATCATTTTGAGGAAGGGCAAAGGACTTTTCTGTTATATTCTTGGCGTCCTGTTGCCCTTCCTGCTTCTTGGTTTTTTCGTTCGTTATCTGGAATCCAAATAACTTCCAATTAGCCATTTATTTTTCCCTTCAAAAATATCATGATATAAGAGTTACTATTAGAAAATCGCTGCTGTAGTTGCTGCTGAAGAACGAATATCTGTTGTGTCGGATAGCCAATATTGATACTGGAATGTTACTGCATATTCTTCAATTGTGTCATTTGCACCCCAATCAAGGTCAATTGGCGATACATCAATTGGAAACATTCCGACAAACTGATAATTTTTTATTTTACTTCCAGTTTTACCATATTGTGAAACGATTGCATCGCTTGCATAAGATGATGGGCTAGAAAAAACAGAATTTCTTCTATTTAATGCATGACCGTTGATACCACCCAACCATCTTTCGAAAGCATTTCTTATCAAGAAATCTTCATCGTTAATAATCGTTACTGTCCAATCAGCAAAAACTCGATTTCCTGCCATCTTTACTTCACGACCAAAATATGGTACAACAACTGAACCAATGGTTGATCCCGGAAGCTGTGCTGCTCTACACATGAAAGTAAACTTGGTTGAAGCAGCACCAGCATTAGTAACTACTGTTGCAGGAAAATTCATCTTGACTTCAAATAGATTTGGTCTAGCACCATCTCTAGTAAGTCTTGAACGAAAATCTTGAATATTAAAAGGCATCTAAGATACTCCTGTTTCTTTCTATTTATTAGAATCTTCCAACAATTTCGTCAAATGAAACACCAGTTCTTACAGCAACAAAGTTCAATTGAATGAAGTTAATTGAACGTGCTGGCTTTATATAGATGTCTCCAACAAATTCATTTCTATCAATTACTTCGCCAGTGTTGTTTGTTTCATCACATACGACTCTATAATCATAGATGCCACGACGACCTTGAACGTCACGAAGGAATGGATCTACTAGAGATACAAACTGTGAGCGTGTAAATTCGTCATTGAACTCAAATAGTGAGTACTTTGCTGCTGTTGCAATTGCCTTTTCAAGTACAATGAATAGACGACGAACATTGATGCGATCAAACGCACTAGGCTTTGTTAACATCGTCTTATCGCCAAATAATACAGTTCCTTCACCGGGGAAGGAAACAACTGGATTTACACCAATCTTGTATAGATCATCTCTATTTGTTTTATTTGGATTCCAAGACAACTTGACAACATTCTTGATCTGACCACGATTTAGTCCTGCTGGTGAGAACCAAGGGTCACGAGTGGTGTCTGTACGAACACATAGTCCAGCAATATCGCCGTTCAGTGGTATCCAACGATACACATTGTTATATTTGTCAAACATGTATTTCCATGCAGAATCAAATACTGCATAAGAACTTGAGCGATTGATATTTGTGTTCTTTTGCGTAGTAATTGCTGTTACTTCACTACCTGGATTATTTACAACATTTGCCGATGCTGGAGAAATAAATGCGACGCAGTCTTTTCTATATTCAGCAACGTTATCAATTACATATTGTGCTACAGTTCCACTTGCATCTCCTGTTACGAGAAGTGAAACATCAACTTCATCTGCATTTCTTAGTCTATCCCAAGCAGTTTGCTTGTTCGCATCGGTTGCTGCTGTATATGCACCACCAGAGAGTGTTGTTCCATTCGCTACAGCAGCACTCATTCCACCAACGCCGTCGTATGTTACGCCGTTTGTTGCTGCTATTCCCCAATTTGATGTATTTGCTGGGTGTGCAAGCCAACGAATCCAATTTGAACGTGTGGCAAGAACGTCAACATAGAAGTTGGGTGAACCGTCTGAATTCTTTGCATCAGATGCTACTGATAGATTTGGGAATGTTTCTAGAACTGCTCCGGCAGCATTTGTTCCCGCTGGTGTACCGCCCTGGGCAATTGTTCCTGTAGCGTCAATGACTGCAATATGGATTTCATCATTCGATGCACCACGAGAACTTGCATATAGAGATGTTCCTGGAGCACCATCAAAGAATGATGCGTAAGCCCATGATGAGAACACAGCAGCGTTTCCTGCTGAAACATATGCAACCTTGATTGAGTTGCCTAAAGTGCCAGCGTGCTTTGCTGCGACACCCAAGAAATTTGTGTTACCCCATCCACTATTTGCTGTCGTTGTTGTTCTATAGTTGTTGAACCACTTGTCGTCGTTTTCGATTAATAGACCAGTGCCATTTGCAGTTGCATTCTTAGAACTTGTATTGATTGCACGAACAAGTTTCAAATTGTTTCCGTAAGCCAAGAAACTTGCTGCAGTCATGAATGGAATGTATGTAGTATTGTCTGGCTTGCCAAAAATAGCAGCAAGAGTGTTTTCGCTATCTACAGTAACTACCGTATTTGCTGGACCCCAAGGAAAATCGCCCACGAAGCCGCCGTTCGTAGTAGAAACGGCAGGAATGACGGTTGTTAAATCAATTTCAGTAGTAACTACGCCCGGACTCAATTGAAATGGCATTGTTTACTCCTTTCAGAAGTAGAGAATTTTGATGCTTATATGATAATATTTATAGAAAAGCAGTTTTTCAAAAACGACTTCTCCAGTCATAATCATAACTATCCAATGGCGCTTTCAATTTTCTTTCCTCAAGCCACTGTCTTTCTATATCGACCACTTCCATATCCCTATCATTTATACCATCATCTAGGACCCCAAAGGGCACCAAATCTTCTTGAGCAATATTCAATTGCTCTCTTTGTAGCACGGATCGTATATCCCCATTCAATGATTCCCTAAAGTTTCTCTGTGCAATAAACCATGCAAATAGAACAAGTGTCATGGCTAGATCGTCATGACTACCCTCTTCAGCTGCAAACGATTCACGGGAAGCAACAAAGGTCATCAATTCCATGATTGTATCTGCATCATTTATCAACAACTTGTCACTCTCAACAAGAGTTTTCAAGTTTGTACAACCAATTCGTTTTGTAGTCACGGATGTCTTGACACCAAATTGAATCTTTTTTGTGTGCCCATAAGACATTTGTTGTCCTTGACGAGGTTTTATTTGTATTTTGACTAGATTTTCGTACTCAAGTTCATGGTGTAGGATATCTGATATTTGCTGACCAATATCGTTTATTTCCACTAGCACATATGCATTGTTATAAGCGGTAGCAGCATTGAATATTAGTGTAGGATAAAGAAGGGGTGATATCTCTTTATCACGATATTTTGCAACTTGTTTATATGGTATACTCGTAACATCCATGATTGAAAATGCCGAATAATCAAGACCCTGTCCACGAGAAACGTCAACCGTAACAACATATGTGTGATCTTTCTGTGGCTCTTCAAGAATGTCAAGTTTATTATCTTGACGGATTGGATTGTTGAATACGAGCGTCTTGAGTTTGGAGCTGGATATTAGAGTATGCGATGAACCAACAAATTCTGTTTCAAACTCAACTCGGAATTGATCAAGCGACGTATTGCGTATCGTTTCTTCTTTCCATCTCTCGTCACGACCGGGAACTTGTGACCAATGAACTTCAATAGGCACATAATTGCTTCTCTTACTCGTTGCATCAGACCACATACGATAGAAATGATTCAAACCGTTTGGTGTAGAAACGACAAGAACCTGAGATGTTTTACCAGAAGAAATCGTAGGATAAACGGAGTTGAAGAACTGATCTGCCTGATTGTTTGGCACGAACGCATATTCGTCAAGGAATAGGATGTTATATGAACCACCACGAACTGCGCTTGACGATGTTGCAGCTGCTAGAACCTTGGATCCGTTTTCCAGTTCAATGTTACCTTTATTCCAAGTCACGATACCTTGCTGTAGCCAAATAGGTAAATTTTCATATGCAAGCTGTAGACGGCTCAATAGTTCTCTCGCGGTTGATCCTTTGTTTGCAAGCATTGCAACGCTTGTATTATCACGAAATAGAATTTGATGTAGAAGATATGCAATGATTGTCGTTGACTTACCAACCTGACGAGGCATCTTGCACACAACGAAACGATTCTTGTGAAATGTTTCCAACATGTGTTTTTGAAAGTCCCACATTTTAAATGGAACAAGACCCTGATCTACGTTGACAATTCTAATATA